GTGCAGGCCGGCCGACAGGGCCGCGTGGGTGTTGCCGCGGTTCGTCTCGGTGATGAACTCGGCGAACGGCCGGATCGGCTCGTGTGAGGGGTGCTTCATGCGGGTGTTCCTTCCTTGGTGGTGGTGGTGGGCCACTGGCACTTCGTGAGTGCCTTGGTGTGGGTCTGCGGGAGGGACTTCTCGACCGGGGCGCCGAGCCAGCGGCAGCCCATGGCGGCGAGGAGGAGGGCGTCGGCCTCGTTGTTGTTCCGGATCGGGGCGGACGTGTACCGGCGGGCTGCGGCGAGGAGGACGGCGTCCTTGCTCGCGTCGGCTCCTCCGCCCTTGCCGGTGCCGTAGGTCTTCACGTTCGACGGAGGGACCACGGCCACCGCCCGGCCCTGCCCCAGCAGCCCGTCATAGACGAGCCACCACAGGCCGGACCGGTCGAACGTCCCGGCCCCCGTCGACCCGAGGGAGGGCCCCTCCACGACGACGAGGTCCGGGTCCGCGAACTCGACCGCGTGGAGCAGCTGCACGGCGAGGGCGTGGATCCGCTCGTGGACGGTGACCCACACCCGCTGGTCCTTCGGGACCGCGGCCGAGCCGTGGGTGGAGGTCCACCACATCGGGACGGCCTTGTCCGGGTCGGTGATGAGCGCGTAGCCCGTCGACGTGAGGGACAGGTCGAGGCCGGCGACCTTCACGACTGGCCCGCCCGACGCCGCTGGGCGCGGATCTTCGCCGCGGCGAGGATCTGCTCGAGCACGACCACGAGACCGTCGGGGTCGAGGCTCGTCTGCATCGAGAGGATGCCCTCGCGGTCGACGACCAGGGCGAGGGCAGCGTCGCGTCCGTCGACCACGGCGACGGCGAGGCCGTCCTCGCGGCCGCCGACGATCTGGCCGCGGACGGCGATCGCGGGGACGCCGGGAGGGTTGGCGCGGGGTGCGGGCATGGTCACTTCTCTCCCGCCGCGGCTGCGGCGTGGTCGGGGTAGTCGGCGCCGAAGTCGCGGGCGTCGAGGTGGGGGTGGGCCTTCCGGCGTCCGAGGGCGTCGGCCTCGACCGGCGCGGGGGGCGGGAAGCAGTGGAGGCACTTCGTGGCGGCCTCGGTGTGCTGGCCGGTGACGGGGTGGCGGACCGTGACGGTGAACCAGCCGTAGTCGCAGAGGGTGTGGTCGCACTCGCAGCGGCCGGAGCCGCACGCGGCCTTCACCGCTTCACCCACGCGGGGGCGTGCTTCCGGCACCAGCGGGACTCGAGCCAGAAGAACGCGGCCGACCGGAACCAGCAGACCTGGCACCGCGTCGGGGCCTTCACCGGAGGCTCCACACGAGCCACCAGCCGGCGATGAGGACGACGGAGTAGCCGATCAGCCGGGCCAGCGGGGTGTTCACGAGGCACCGATCCCGGCGCGGACGATCACGGACACGGACCGGGCGATGTCGACGTGGGTGTACAGCCGCTTCGCGTTCTCCTTGTGGGCGCGGACCAGGGCCTCGGCCCGGACCAGCGCCTCCCGCTCCTCGACACAGGCGAGGAGCGCGCGGGCTTCCCGCTCCCGCATGTTCTTCCCGTCGACCGCGATGTACGCCCGGGCGAACGCGATCTCGTAGGCGGACTTCGCGCCGAGGTAGTCCGTCTCGGACTGCTGGATCTCGACCACGACGGAGTCGAGTTCGGTGCCCAGCTCGTACAGCCGACGCTCGACGAGGGCCGGGGTGGCGAGGACGTCGGTGGGCTCGACCGCGACGCTCACGCTGCTCCCTCCCCCGCCGGGACGACCCGGAACATCGCGTGCCCGTCGAGGGTGCGCCGCTCGACCTGCACGCCGTTCTTCCGGAGCCGGTCCACGACGGCGACGACGGCGTTCGGGCGGCAGCCGGACGCGGCCGCGATCTCCGTCCGGGACAGCCACAGCCCCTCCGAGCCCAGGAGCACCGATGCGGCGTACCGGGCTGCGGAGTGGCGCTGGAAGCCGGCCATGAACGCGTCCCGCTCGGCCTCCCGGTCAGCCATCTCCCGGGCGATGCGGGCGATCTTCTCGGCCTGCTCGGCGAGATCCGCGAGGTTGACGGTCATGACTCCGGGCCCGCCTCGACGAGCCGCATACCGGCGAGGATCTGCTCGGACCTGCTGGCGAACCACGCGGCTGCCTCCTCCTTGGTGCGCTTCTGCGCGTCTCCGGACGGCCACGTGACGTACGGGTCGCCGGGCTGGGACATGGCGAGGCCGGGGATCGCCTCGCCGGACTCCGGGTCGATGTACTCGTTGAGTTCCGGCGCCCACTCGACGCGCTGCAGGAGCGCGGTGACGAACGACGGCCGGACCTGCGGGGCGGTGACGACCTCGGTCGGGTACGTGTGCTTCACGTAGGCGAGGAGCTCGCCCGGGTCCGCGACGAACGGGGCGGGCTGCTTCTGGCCGATGGTGACCTGCCCGAACTCCGAGGCGAACGTCTTGACGCCGACCTCGCGGGACACGGTGAGGGCGTCGGCCTTGGCCCGGTCGAGTTCCTTCTTCGCGGCCTCGACCAGGGCGGTCAGGAGGGCGACCCGGTCCGCGGGCTTCACGACGCCCTCTTGTTCATGGCGGCGGGCTGGTTGGCCCACGGGTCGGTCGGGGGCTCCTGCTCTTCGGCCCGCATGATCGCGGCCTGCTCCTCGGCGCCGGCAGCCTGCTCGCGCTCGGCTTCCTCGACGACCCGGAGGGACGCGACCCGCTGCTCGATCAGCGCGCCCAGCGGAGTCAGGCCCTCGTCGGCGGGGGCGTCGAGCATCCCGTGCTCCTTCGCGACACGCCAGATCTCGCGGACGCCGTCCATGTCCGCGCGGGCGAGGGACGCGACGAGGTCCGGCAGTTCCGGGACGACGACGCCGGCGCGGGAGTGGATCCGGGGGCCGACGACCTCCGCGAGGCCGAGGGCCCGCCACAGCCCGTCCACGGTGAAGTCCCGGACCTCGAGCCGGTCCTCCCCCGCCGCGGCGGACAGACGCAGCGACCGGGCCCCGGTGATCACGGCCCTACGGGGAGCGGTGAACTCGACGATCGCGCCGACGTCGAAGGGGAGCGTCTTCTCCGCCTTGATCTTCCGGTCCTTCTTGGACGTCGGCTGGCCGTTCTCGACGACCGTGACGACCTCGAGGCGGGCGGTGATCAGCGAGGGGCCGACGTGGTCGCGCAGCTCGTCGATGATCCACGCCCACCGGTCCTTGCCGATGTTCCAGAGGTCCATCGTGATCTGCGCGTCCTCGGGGGACGGCTGACGGTGCTGCTTCGCGGCCTTGCGCCGCTCCCGGGCGTTGGCCTCCTTCTGCAGGTCGTCGCAGATCAGGTCCCACAGCCGGGTGCCGGAGTCGATGACGACCAGGGTGGGCCGCTCGTCCGGCGACGGCTGGGCGCACGCCCACTCGACGGCGGCGCGGAAGTCGCGGTAGGTCCCGTCGTTGGTGACGATCTCGAAGTCCGCTCCGGGGATCGCCCCGTACTCGTCGGGGTCGTCCTCACCGATGGGCACCCACAGCGTCCGGGAGATCAGGTCGGACGTGGACGCTTCGGCGGCGGAGTACGTCTTGCCGGTCTTCTCGGGGCCGGTGAGGGCGACGATCGGCCACGACGGCAGGCCGGTGGGGCGGCGCGTCTCGCGCTCCACGGCGCTCACGCCGACACCACGGCGCTGACGGACCGCTCGACCTCGACGGTCGCGCCGACCAGGGTCGCCGCGTCGACCTCGGCGGCGAGGTCCTCCTCGCAGCGGAACCCCGACCACTCGAACGCGCCGTGGATCGCGACCGCGGCCGGGTAGTGGATCGTGACGTGGACGGTGGCGGGCTTCTCACAGAAGCCCCACCCGCACTGCGGGCCAGATCCGGTGTCAGAACCGGTGGGCAGGAGCTGGTTCACGCTGGTACCTTTCGAGTGGTGGTGGTCCTTCGGGACCGTCCTTCCGCGGTGAGCGTGGGATCGCCTGCAAGCAACACCCCGCTCGCCCCCGAACGGCCCCCGACCTTCTGGTCCGGGGCCGTTCGCTTTGCCCGGGCTTCGTCGAGTCGGCGGAAGCATCCGGCGAGGAGGTGGGCCGCCTCCTCGATGCACCCTGAGCGGTCGATCCGGACGCCCACAGTGGACGCCGAGGGCGTCGAAAGGGTGTCGGGTGTCATGCGCGGGGCCATACCGTCCACTGTAGATGGACGATCCGTCCACTGTCTACCATTGGTGGACGGTTTGTTTCCTCTGCCGGATTGAGTACGGCTATAAAGGATTTGCGGGAGTATTTAGGACACGGTTCGGTAACGAAGCGATCACTTGGGGTGTACGAACCGTCGACTCCAAGTCACCCTTCCTGTGACAATGGCCCGATGCCAAGCAACGCGCAGAGGTCCACAAGACAAGGGGCGGAACAGGTGACGGAGGATGAGTAATGCCTTGACTCGTCTGATTGCCGAGCGGCGCGAGGAGCAGCGACTGACGTACGGGGAGATCGCCAGGGTGGGTGGCCTCCCCAAGTCGACGGTGTACAAGCTGGCCACCATCGAGAAGTGGACGAACGCCCCACAGGCCGAGACGTTGGATCGTCTCGCCCGAGGGCTCGGCCTACCGACCTCGACGGTTCGGCAGGCGGCGGCGGAGGCCGCTGGACTCACGGAGGTGGTCGAGGACGACCCCGCCATGCAGATACTCATAGGCAGCATCGCGGAGCTGACGGCCGAGCAGCGCGAGCAGGTGGCGGCTCTCGTCAACGCGATGCAGCGCGGAAACTAAAAGGTCGAGAAGAGGCTGGGGCAGGAATGAAAGTCGAGCGGGTGCCGCTGCCAGGGGCGGCGACCGTCGTGGTTATCAAGCCATCGCGGAGAGTGTTGATCGACGCGGGGCTCAGCCGCGACGAGGCCATGCTGGCCATCACGGGGGTGATGCCCGGAGTGCACCCCGACGTGGTGGACCACTGGCTCGACACCTCGTACGACCGGAGGCGGCTCCCCTTCACCGCCCGCCAGATCGTGTCCATGCTCGCGATCGCGGCCTCCCTCGCCGCGACGCTCCCGCACACCAGCCACGACGTGGTGCGGGCGCGGATGCCGGTCGCTCACGTGAGCACCGAACTGTCGGGCCACACCTCGGTGTGACCCCAGTGAGACGCCCACGCGTCGCGAGGCCCACCGTCCCACGGGCGGTGGGCCTCGTGCGCGTGTCCAAGGTCGGCACCCGCGGCGACGACCTCCTCTCCCCCGAACTGCAGCGGACCGCGATCACCGGCTACGCCGACCAGCGTGGTGTGGAGATCGTCCGCTGGGTCGAGGCCCTCGACGAGTCCGGCTCCCAGTCCAGGAGCCCGTGGTGGCGTCGCTTTGACGCTCAGGTGGAGGCCGTCGAGGCCGGCGAGATCGACGGCATTCTCGTCTGGCGCTACTCCCGTGCAGCTCGGCACCGGCGGAAGTGGGCCGTCGCGCTGGACCGGGTGGAGTCCGTCGGGGGGTTCCTCGAGTCTGCGACCGAGCAGGTCGACACGACGACCAGCACGGGACGGCTGGCCCGAGGGATGCTGGCGGAGATGGCGGCGTGGGAGTCGGACGTCAAGGGCGAGCAGTGGAAGGAAGTCCACGCGTCCCGGCTGTCCCGCGGGCTGCCGGCGACGGGCAAGCCGCGCTTCGGCTACACGTACGACCGGGCGGCCGGGTTCGAGCCGGACCCGGAGCTGGCGCCGCTGGTGCACGAGGTCTACCGGCGCTTCGTCGAGGGCGACACCGTGGCGACCCTCGGCAAGTGGCTCTTCGAGCAGGGGGTTCGCACGACGAACGGGCGGGCGTGGACCCCGTCGAACCTGCAGCGGTACCTCGACGGCGGGTTCGCGGCCGGGGTGATCCTCCACAACGGGGTCGAGTATCCCGGAGCGCACGAGCCGATCATCACCGCCCAGGAGTGGGCGGCGTACCGCCGTGTCCGTGAGACGACCCGACGCCAAGCGCCCCGGACCCGCGCCGCCGCGCACCCTATGGCTGGGCTCGTGCGGTGCGGTGTCTGCGGGGGCCCGTCGTGCCGGAGCGTGCAGCCGCGACCCGAGGGCGGGAAGCGGTGGCTGTTCGTGTGCTGCCAGCGCAAGGCGATGGGCAGGACGACCTGCACCGGCCCCTCGGCCGCCGAGACGAGGGTGCACGCCGCGGTGAAGGAGTGGCTCGTCGAGGTCTCGAGCGACGTCGACAAGCGGGCGAGTGCGATCGCGGAGCAGAAGGTTCGAGCCGGCCGG